GGGAAACCCAGATAAAATTATTTGTTATTGTTCTCAGGAATTAGAATATGAAATAATCTTTGGTGAATTCTTTGATAAAGCACAGCCCTGGTTAATATCTAAAAATAAAATTGTTAATTTAGTTACTCCTCACTTAGACAATGTATATGTAAGACTAAACGTGGTGGCAGAAAAGAGTTACGGATTTATATCCGATTACATGTATGATGTAACCTTTAATAGTTATGATGGTGACAGGCCTCCTAGTAATCAAACTACCCCGTATCCAGTAGATTTTGGCAAAATCAATAAATTGTTTACCTGCTACAATAATAATTATAGAGTAGAAAGAGCAATGTTAGTTGATACTTTAGCAAGAGAAGATTTGTTAGACTCTGGTATTGTCACATTCAAAAACCCAGAAGACCATCCAGTTTGGACTTACCATGACGGCTCTAGATTATTTGACGAAGAAGATTTTGAGCTCCATACTAAAAATTACTCGCCAAATATGTTCCCTAAAAGTTTTTTTAACACATTCTTTGATATAGTACCTGAAAGTAGATATGATCCCGGCGAATACTTTATCACTGAAAAAACGTTAAAAAGCATTTTTGCATTCAAACCATTTATTGCATTTAGTTCGACCGGATACCAAAAAGAATATTTAGAAAAATATATAGGACTTAAACCCTACGATGAACTATTTGATTATGGTTTTGATAGCGAACCAACTCTTGTGGGCAGAATAGAAGGAATAGTAGACAATGTAAAACGATTGAATCATTTGTCTTTTAAAGATTTGACTGAATTATATAATCAACTTATTCCTAAATTAATATACAACAAATCTCAAATTGTAAATTTATTTTTTGACAAAGATCGGATAGTGCCAAAATGTGCAAAGTTTTTAATTGACGGCACTGAATATGAAATTTGTTCTGTTAGTGAACCTGCGGTAGTCGCTATGGCAAGGAGATTTAAGTGGACCAGAGAATAAAAAAATATGTGATAGGTTTAGGCTGTAGTTGGACCCAGGGCGAAGGCGGATACCCTGAATACATATGGAAAGAATACAACGGCCGAGTTCAAATTCGTGCCAAGCCAGATGAACATGTAAGGATCTACGAGCATGAAAACAGTTGGGTAAATGTTCTTTGTAGAGATCATATGCCCGACCATACTCCTATCAATCTTGGTGCAAGAGGCATAGGCAATCGTGCAGCCGTTAAACAACTTTATTTCTGTGATACCGTCGATTGGGATAACAGCGAAGGTTATATCATTTTAATGTTAAGTGGTCTAGAAAGGTTTGATTTCTTTTCACAACACCCTTATGGTCCTAATAACAACAACCACAAAGATGGTTATTCAAATGGAGATTTTAGACATTACAAATGGCGTACTATGTGGCCGCATCCTAACGATGGTCCTGAAGGCCCTCTCTGGACTGTATATTTTGAAATGTTGCATAGTGATGAATTTATTGCCTGTGAAACAATGATTGCTTTATTAGAATTACAAGCATTTTGTAAAGCATATAATTTTAAAATAATTGTTGCTAATGCATTTAACAACTATCATCCAAAGGGGTTAGATGAGTTTCTTAGAATACAAACAAAGTCGTTGTTTGATAAGTTTAATTGGAACACTTATCTACATAAAACAACACCATACACGGCGTTTGTACAAAAATTTGTAGAACTCGACGGGCTAATGAATCCAAAAGATTGGGGTGGCCACTATGAATTTTACGAAAAGATGGCCTGGCCACCAAAATATCTAACAAATTGTATCCATCCTAATGTAGATGGATACAAAGTTATAGCAGAAGAACTACATAAGTTCATTAAAAGTAATGCCGATTAAATCTATAATAGACCGCGGGATTGTAGGATGTTTACCAACCAGTACTAGAAGTGATAAGATATTAACTGCTGTTGATCTGCAACGAAATATGTTAAATTCAATAGTAGAACAAATAGATCATTCGTTTTTTACCAATGACAATTTAGTTTTCAACACTACACACTTAGATGTTGTAATTGGACCAAATCGCCCACTTGATGAGTTTGCAAATTACATTCGTTCAAATAATAAAATAGATAATGTATTCTTAATCTCATTAATTGATGATATTAATGATCCATTTGAAATAATGATACATAATCGAAAGTTAAATGTAATTCAAATAGGATATATTAATAATGAAAAATTCAAAGATTATTATGTTCCAGTACTTTCTATATTAATAAAATATCTATTTGAAAATTATAATGAAAAGGATATTTTACTAGATACACAAGATCCTGTAAAATATCTTTGCTATCAAAATAAACCTCATTTTCATCGACAGCTGTTAACACATAAACTCATCAAATCTAATCTCTTAGGTAAAGGTACAGTTACTTTAAATCAAGGAGACTATGAATTTTCCAACCTGTATACTTTATCCTCTAAAGATGACCAAAAAAATTTAAACAAAGAAGATCCTTTTACATTGGGTCCAATGTCTACCTGGAAGAAGTGTTTTTTAAATGTAATTTCAGAGACTAACCTTACCAATAAATACTTCATTACTGAGAAAACTTATAAACCTATATTGGGTTTACGACCTTTTATTTTATTTGGAAATCCTGGTATATTAAAATATTTAGAAGGTGCTGGCTTCTATACCTTTGAAGAATATTGGAACGTAAATTTTAGAGAGCAAACAACTGAAGAAGAAATCGCTAATGCAACAGTAGCAGTCATTGATCAAATTTGTCAAATGACTTCAACTGAAATATTAAATCTGTATAAAGAAATGTTACCTAAATTAATGCACAATAGAAATAGATTCTTTGAACACGCTAGTGAGCAGGAAAATAAGATTTATTCCTTATTCAAAAAATAATGTATAAAATAAGTTTTATTAATCCTAACTTTCAGCAAGGGCCTAAAGAGTTTAATGCTTACTATCTACCTTACAGTGTTGGTGTGTTGTGGTCTTACGCGGAACAGTTTCTTAATATTAAATCAAAGTTTGAATTAGGTGAGTTTATCTGGCGTCGTGAAATGTTAGATGATGCAGTCAACAAATTAAAAGACAGTGATATACTTGCCTTTAGCACCTATATTTGGAATAAAAGCTACAACTATGCTTTGGCCAAAAGGCTTAAAGAACTTAATCCAAATTGTCTAATTATGTTTGGAGGACCTGAACCTCCTATTGAAAAAGCAAACTTGTTTGAACTATATCCCTTTATTGATATAGCTGTTAAACAAGAGGGTGAAACAACATTTAAAGATATATTAGAACATTACGAAACTGGTGACTTTGAAAATGTTTCCGGGTTGCTGATCAACAAAAATAATCAAGTATTTGAAACTGCTAAACGCGAACGCATAGATGATATAGATGTTATACCTAGCCCTTACCTAACAGGCGTATTCGATAAGTTAATATCAGACAATCCCGATGTAGAATGGAATGCAGTAATTGAAAGTAATAGGGGCTGCCCTTACCAATGTACATTTTGTGACTGGGGTAGCTTAACATATAACAAAGTTAAGAAGTTTAACCTACAACGAGTTATAGATGAGTTAGAGTGGATAGGAAAAAACAAAGTGGGGTTCATTAGTATCGCTGATGCCAACTTTGGTATATTCCCAGACAGAGATAATATTATTGCAGACAAGTTAATTGAAATACAACAAAATTATGGATTTCCTAATGCATATACTATTAGTTGGGCAAAAAATCAAAAGAAAGAAATTATTGAGATTGTTAAACGATTAGTGAACAATGGTGCTCGCATGGGACTAACTGTAAGTGTGCAAAGTCTTGATGATAATGTATTAGAAATTATTAAACGTAAGAACATGGGCATCAATCAAATAGAAGACATATTTGAACGATGCGATAAAGAAAACATTCCAGTTATTACAGAACTCATTTTAGGACTGCCCGGAGAAACATTGACAAGTTGGAAAGAAAACTATTACAGGTTGTTCCGTGCTAATAATCATACAGGCATTACAACTTATAATGCACAAATATTAGAGAATGCCGAAATGAATCTTAGTCAGCGTAAGTTTTACAAGATAGAATCTGTAGTTGTTAAGGATTATTTAAATGGAACAAACAATGAAGGAGACTTAGAAGAAGGTGTTGAGATTGTAAAAAGCACAAGAGACATGCCCTATGACAGTTTATTAGATGCACTGATGTTTACTTGGTATATGAATACCCTGCACATTAATGGGTTAAGCAATGTATTAAGCAGATTTGCCTACAAACACGATAATATTGACTATAAAGATTTTTACGAAGATCTATACACTTATTTGTTAAAGGATGATTGGTTTAACCAACAGGTAGTTGAAACTAGAGCGTATTATGATGAATGGTTTAGAAATGGGTATTTCAAACATCCTAAAATTGGTTCAACAGATGTAACCGGAATGAACTTAGGTCAGCGAACAAGTATTGCTATTCACGCAGATATGCAGTATAATAATATATTCCGTATCTTAAAAACATACTATAGGAATCGTTTTCCAAATCATGAAAAATATATCAATGATTTGTTTACTGTTCAGGAAAACTATTTTATAAGATATGATGAAATAAAGAACTATCCTAAAACTGTTGTGATTGATAATAACATACTAGGGTATATACAAAACAATGATGATCTTGAATCAAGTACAGAATACTTTTTTGAATTTTATGAAGACAAGAATATGAACATAAGTAGATTTTGTGAAAGTCTTTGGTTTGGCAGGAGACGGAACTTTGGCAAAGCCTATGTCTCGTATAAAAAGGAACAGGGATGAGCAGACTAATTGTCAGTGGGTGTAGTTTTACTCTTCACCTACACCCAACATGGCCAATGTTTTTAAGTAAGAAGTTTGACGAAACTTACTGTTTTGGAGCTGGTGGCGCAGGTAACGACTACATATTCAATAGTATAATTGACGCCGACAGTATGTTAAAATTTAATCAAGACGATACCATTATCATAGAATGGTCCGGTGATCATAGATTAGATCATTTTATTGAAGACGGTGATTCAATTAGTTGGGTAACTCGAGGAGATCTTTCTCATCGACCAGTTGATGAATTTGCAATGTTAAATTCTTATTTTCCAGAAAAAGGATTGAAGAAAAAAACAATAAATTATATGTTAGCTGTATATCGATACCTTAAAGAAAAGAAAGTTAATTTTATTTTTACGTCTTTATATGATTTAAGAACTGATGAATATTCTGATCTTTTAAAAGAAATGTATGAAGATTGTTTTATATTACCGAGCGGAATGACAGAGTATTTTTTAAAGAAATTTGTTTATACTGGATTGTCTAAACCGGGTTGGGGACATCCTGATTTTACAGTTCATTATGAATTTGCCAAAGAATTTGCAAATAAATTAAAAATTGAATTAGATCCAGAGCCTAACTTATCAAATTTGTTGGATCTTGTAGGAACTGAGGAAAATTATCACGCATACGCAGATCGTATCTTGGCACACCCGTTACATAAGACAGTATTACACCAATTTTATTCTTCATTGCCCAATCCAACTCCTTATATAACTGAGCTAACACCAAACTCTTGGGAAGTATATCAAACAATTTTACAAGATGTATTAGACAAATAATGGAGATTAGATTTGGATTTTAATTTAACACAACTAGTTAAGAAGGACGCTCCGCCGCCGGAACGTCCGACTGAAGATATAGCAGACGCCCGCCATCGATCAATGATGGATGCTATTGCCCCGTATGCTAAAAAAACGCAACAGTCTAACGTTACATCTGTATATGTTGACTATAAGACACGAAACACTAGGTTAATCCTAGTGCTATGTCCGGAGTGGGCACCGGACATGCCCCCGTTTAATCTTGCTCGGTTAAGCGGTATTGCAAAAAGTTCAGGATATGAAACTCATATATTAGATCTTAACATACGAGCCTACAATGAATATATGGGCAACTGGCAACCAAATAACCTGTTGCCTTTTAGGTTGTGGGATTCGAGTGCCAGTTGGCATTGGCTAGGTGATACCTATATGCGAGAGATACACCCGTTGCTAGAACCTCTTCTAATGAAGGCTTGTGATGAGATTGAAGCAGCCAACCCAGAAATTGTAGGATTTAGTGTTTACTATATCAGCGAAGAACCTACTAAATGGATGTGCCAAGAACTAAAACGCCGTATGCCAAATCTTAAGATTGCAGTGGGCGGAAGTAATGTACAAAAGTCTTGGTTTGTTATACAAGATTATTACGATTATGTTGTTAATGGCGAAGGAGAACAAGCATTATTAAACATACTAGAAGAAGTTGAAAATGGAATTAGCCACGACTCTCCGCAATATATAACACAACCAGAAGATCAACGCATTAGTATTAACGGCCTGCCTATGCCAGACTACGAGTCAATTGATTTTAGTCAATATAAAATACCCAACGGAGTTAACAGTGAGATTAGCCGTGGATGTACTGCCAAGTGTACATTCTGTGAAGAAACACACTTTTGGAAGTATCGCCAACGTCAAGCAGTTGATCTTATAACAGAAATAGAATGGCTGTACTATAACAAAGGTACGGATGTTATTTGGTTTATTGACAGTCTAGTTAACGGTAACCTTAAAGAACTACGTGCCTTTTGTAAAGGCGTCGAAGCAAAAGGATTAAAGATACATTGGACAGGTTATGCCCGTTGCGACGGCCGCATGGACCTAGAATATTTTAAAGATTTAAAGGCTGGTGGATGCATTATGTTAAACTATGGCATAGAGTCCGGCAGTCAAAAGGTCTTAGACGATATGGCCAAGGGTGTTACTATTAAGGAAATGGAGGACAATTTCCGAGATGGCAAGGCTGTTGGTATTTACGCAGCAACTAATTGGATTGTAGGTTTCCCATCAGAAGACCTACAAGACTTTGCCGATACAATGACATTCTTGTGGCGTATGCGTAATATGAATATTAATAATATTGGTGCGGGAGTTGGCTTTGCCATGGGTCCTGAGACTATTGTAGGTCAAAATCCCGATAAATTCAATCTGGGCTATCACAAGTATCACGGACATTGGATCACTACAGATTTTACAAAAGGTGGAACTCATGTAATGACTAGGGTAAAATCTTTTTATACATTTATTGATTTCCTAAAAGATTGTGTATCAAATGGAAAAATTAGTTATCCTGCAAGAGATTCGTTGCCTAGAGATCATTATAAAATTAAATTACATAATCCATTTACTATTAAAGAAATTGAATACGAAAAGTTTGATTATAATATTATTAAACCTAACATTAATCCATTTGCAGATGCATTAGTAAATGAAATGTGGCCTCTCTTTAGAATGTTATGGAGAACTCGTGGAGGGTATGATGCTGATATTAAATTTAATCCTGAAATTGATTTAAGAGAATTTGGAACCCAATTTGGCCCCGGAATGTATACTGCAATATTTAAATTTAGCATCAATGATTTAGGTATATGGTCCGCTAATTTTGATTTTAAATTCAATCAAAAGATTCGCAATCCTGATGAAGATCACAAGTCTAGAGAAAAAGAAAGAGAAGGTGCGTTCTATGCTCAAGATTACAGTCGTATAACAAGCAACACGGCTAAACGTGCTAGAAAATTAGCTAAACCAAACTGGTCTGTTGAAGCTGGCCGAGATGATTCGCAGTTTGGGGATATGTTAAAGGAAGAGGAAAAACTTAACTCCACATTGGATTTTTCGTTTGATTATCATTATACTTCAGTAGGGGATTGGGGCAATGCATCTTATGCTATAAATGTTCCAAATAAGACTTCTGTAGAAATTCCAGAAAAAGAAACAATGTTTACTATTCCTATCTCAAGTATTAAAAAGAAAGATGATGTAATAATTACAGAAATTTGAAAAGTTATATAACACTATGAACATTGTATTAGTAACAGGTGGTTTTGATCCACTACATAGCGGACACATTGCATACTTTAAGGCTGCTCGACAGTTAGGTAATCTTTTGGTTGTAGGTGTCAATAGCGATGCATGGCTTGCACGTAAAAAGGGTAGATCGTTTATGCCATTTACTGAACGTAAAGCTATCATTGAAAACTTATATCAGGTACACCGAGTTATAGAATTTAATGACGATGATGATAGTGCTATAGATGCTATTAGGCAAGTAAAAGAAATGTTCCCTAGAGATACAATAGTATTTGCCAATGGTGGCGACCGTACAAAAAACAACATTCCAGAAATGGTCTTTGATGATGTAGAATTTGTGTTTGGTGTAGGTGGTACTAATAAAGCAAATAGTAGCAGTTGGATATTAGAAGAATGGAAAGCACCTAAGACAGAGCGCCCCTGGGGATACTATCGAATACTGCATGAAGTTAGCGGTACTAAGGTTAAAGAACTAACAGTAGAACCTGGACAAAAATTAAGTATGCAACGGCACAAACATCGTGCAGAGTATTGGCTGGTAGCAGAAGGCCAGTGCATAGTGCATTCAATGATGCCTAATGGGTATGCTCTTCCTCCAACTGAATTGTCAACGCATCAATCTTATAAGATTGCCAAAGAGGATTGGCACCAGCTATCTAACCCATATGATGTTCCCTGCAGGATAGTTGAAATACAATACGGAGATGCCTGCGATGAGTCAGATATTGAGCGTAGATAAAGATGCATTCAGTAGTGGACAAGTTGGCAGTAAGATCTGGCTCTGTGAGGAACTAGAGAAACTGTTTTCTAGTATGGATACTGCCTGGATCTATGGTGGTTGGTACGGAATTACAGCATTTTTACTACGTAGTAGAGGGCAATTAGATATAGGAACAATCAGAAGTTATGATGTTGATCCCTATTGCGAACAGGTTGCAGATATGATCAATGAGAGTTGGGTTTATCAAGATTGGAAGTTCAAAGCTCATACCGCAGACTGTAACAAATTAGATATTAAGTCAGCTCCGCCTGATTTACTAATTAACACCAGCACAGAACACTTTGATAGCTTTGATTGGTGGCACAGAATTCCTAAAGGAACTGTTGTTGCACTACAAGGCAACAACATGATACACAATGACCACTACATACACAGTACTTGCCTAGCAGAATTTGTAGCACAGTTTACTGTAACTGAGCAGTTATACGCAGGAGAGAAACAATTTATCTACCCTGATTGGAGATTTACTCGGTACATGTTAATTGGAGTTAAATAAAATTATGCAAACTATTAAAAATTTATATTACTGGATCATAAACTGGAAAAAACGCCGCCAAATGAAAAAACGCATTGAAGAGTTGCGTAAGCGAGATCCGTTTATCTACAAATAATATGGATTATATTGGGCTAAGTTGCGGTTTTCATGATGCCGCCGTAAGTGTTATTGATTCTTCTGGAAATATTGCATTTGCCGGACACAGCGAACGATACAGCAAGCATAAACACGATGATAACCTTTGTGTATCGATAATAACAGATGCACTAAAATACACTGAAAATTATCAAATACACTATTATGAAAGACCGGTATTAAAGTATTTGCGACAATTAGTAGCAGGACAGAAACCTATCCTTGCTAATCTAAATGTTAAGAATATTATCGGAGCCGGTAATATGGAGTTGTTGGGCAACAAAAAAGTTTATACTCATAATCATCACCTAAGTCACGCAGCCGCCGGATTTCAAACAAGTCCATTTGATGATGCTACGGTTGTAATCATTGATGCTATTGGCGAGTTTGATACCATTACTATATGGCATGCCGAGTACGATAGTGATACTGGCAAAGCTGAATATAAAAAGCTATGGTCTCAATCATACCCGCATAGTATTGGATTATTTTATAGCGCAATGACTGATAGCGTGGGATTACGGCCAATGGATGAAGAATATATTCTTATGGGGATGGCTGCCTACGGTACCCCTAAAGTAGATTTAACTAAACTCGTAGCCAACGAAACAAAATTAACATTTAACTACAACCTACACAAGGGAGTAGATCCAGCTATTATCGAAGGCGCTGATCAATATGATATCGCAGCCAGTAGCCAGGCGTTAGTTGAAACACTGATAGCAACTGTAATTAAAAAAGCTAAAGGTTTAGGACGTAGTAATAATCTAGTCTATGGTGGTGGTGTTGCTCTTAACTGTAGTGCTAATAGATTATTAGGAAACTACTATACCAATATTTGGATTATGCCCAATCCTGGCGATGCTGGGAGTAGCCTCGGAGCTGCCGCCTTAGGATACAGATATAAGGTACAGTGGACAGATGCGTTTCTTGGACACGACATTCCAGGACCTTATCCAGTTGATAACATCATAAAAGAATTGCACAATAACAAAATAGTTGGTGTAGCAAGTGGCCGGGCAGAGTTTGGCCCTAGAGCATTAGGTAATCGAAGTTTACTCGCAGACCCAAGAGGTCCAGACATTAAGGATCAAGTAAATGAAATTAAGCGTAGGCAAAAATTTAGGCCATTTGCTCCAGTCATTCTAGAAGAGCTAGCTGATATGTACTTTGATATGCCCCACGGTTGGAGTAACAGCAGGTATATGCAGTCAATTGCTCGTTGCAGGCATCCTCAGTTATTTCCTGCCATTGTTCATCACGATGGGACTAGTCGTGTCCAAACTGTCCCAAAGGGCGATTCAGGAATTCGAAGACTCTTAGAAAAATGGTATGACTTAACCGGTTGCCCAATGTTGCTTAATACAAGTCTTAACATTCGAGGTGAGCCAATGGTCAATGACAGAGTTGATGCGTATCGCTTTGAACAACTGTACAAAATCCAAGTCTGCTCCTAAATTTTACCAAAACCGGTTGCTTTTTACCAACTTTGACTGTACAATAGTCACTGTTGTATAACTATTTTACCACTAACGAAAAAGGAGGTCTTCAATGACTGAGTTAACGCTAGATAAAGAACAACCGGATGTAGATATTACTGCTCTAATAAAAGCTGTAAAAATTCTACTAATGGTAACAGCACTGATGCTTTCGGTGTTTATGCTTAAATGGGTAGTTGTTGATAAACTCGACAAATATATACCTGCTGAAGGTTCTCAAATCACAACAGCAATGCGAGAAAGGCAATTAGCCTGCCTTGCCACTAACATTTACTACGAAGCAGGCAATCAGCCCTTTGAAGGCAAAGTTGCAGTGGCGCAGGTAACTATGAACAGAACCGAAAGCGGCCTATATCCAGCCGACATTTGTAAGACTATCTACCAAAAGAACATTGTCTATGAAAAAGTTCTTTGTCAATTTAGTTGGGTCTGCGACAGGGCCGTTATGTCTAGACCTGTTAATCGAGCTACTTTTAAGGAAAGTGAAGAGGTTGCTAAAAAAGTTCTATTAGAAGGTTTCCGTTTACCTAGTTTAAAGGATGCAATGTACTTTCATGGAGATTACATTAATCCAGGCTGGAAGCGTGAAAAGATTACAAAAATTGGAAATCATATTTTTTACAAATAAGGACTCAAAATGAAATTTATTGGACTCATCTCTAAACTGGTTAACTTTGTCTATGTGTTTTTTAAGGATCATTTAGGCCATATTAGTGCTCATACCCTGGGCTGGATTACCATTGTGCTACTGCACTTTGCCAGTGTTCCTACCCTACTGGCAATGCTCCTAGCACAGAGCGACAAGTTGCCGCCTTACGATCTTATGCTGTTTGTTTGGGCCTCACTGACTACATTGTTCTTTAAATCGTTGATTGAAAAGAACTTCTTGTATGTTTCTACAATCTGCGTGGGATTTATTGGACAGGTAGTTATGTTGGGAATGATTGTATTCAAATAAATAAAAGAATGCGAATCACAGAACTTTTAGCTGAAAAAAAACTAGCCACCCCCACAGCCAGCCAATGCTCTGTGGGGCATTCTCGTTTAAGCAATGTACGTTATAGTCAATGCGTAAGTCATGGCTTACTAAAGCATGACAGCGATCACACAGCTGGAACTGGTAAACAAGGTGTAAAAGGTTCTGGAGTAAAGTTAAAAGGCCGCAAGCTCAAAAGCGCCACTCATGGCGGCCCAGTTAAAGATTACTCTTAATCTTCGTCATCAACTTCGGAATAAGTTGCCACAACCTTTTCTAGGAACTCGTGGAAATCTAAACTTCCCCAACATTCATCAAGTTCGTAGTACTTTTCCTCGTTGTCGTTCCATTCTTCAACTCCGAGAATTTCCATGAGCTCATTAAAGGTGATATGCTCGCCCCGCATATTGCTGACCCAGACGCAGGTTAAAAAACTGCACATGAATATTAGGTTGTTATTATCAATTCCATATTCATCGCACCATTCACCTGTCTTATTAAGATAATAATCTATATCTTGAATTCGGTGTTCTAATTGAACAATCCATTCTTTAGTATCATGTCTAGACCAGTATGCCATATTAACTATACCCTCTGCTCTTATCTAGTTCTACACATTCCAGACATTCACAGTCCGGACAGTATTCGCATTTGGTACAACTATGATTGCAGTGTGCAGGACAACCGCATTTGCATTTAATCGTAAATCGTTTGTAGTTTTCAAAGTCATCCATGTATTGTTCCATGTTTTTCTCCTGCTTGAGTATTTATTGTGTAAATAACAGTATGATCAACATAACATCAAATGCTAAAACAAAGATTACCGACCTCTTGATGGAGGAGAACAATCCAAAACTTGCTTTAAGAACCTTTGTGCAAGGAGGTGGCTGTAGTGGATTTAGTTACGGATTTACCTTTGATGAAGAATTTAACGAAGATGATTTTGAGTTTCCAATTGGGGAATTTAGAGTCATAGTAGATGCTATGAGTATGCAATATCTCCAAGGTGCTGAAATTGATTATAAAGAAGACCTTTCTGGATCTAGCTTTTCAATAAAAAATCCTGGGGCAACCAGTACCTGCGGCTGCGGCTCAAGTTTTAGTGTTTAAATTGGTAAAAATTCAGTTGACAATCTGTTAAAATGAATGTATAATTGTTGTATGTTCAACCAACTACCCTTTTAATATGTCTGATTGTTACCGAGTTATTTCCAGTTTGGAAGACCACGCTAGTCGCCTAAACAAAGAAGCAATCCTAGAAGCAGAAATTGACAACGTAGAATTGTTTGAAGGCATGCGTATGGCCCTGGACAATCTCTACACGTTTGGTGTTAAGAAAGTCCCCACACATGGCGGACCTGATGGACAAGGGCTTCCTTGGGAAGCGTTCAAAGAACTCTGTCATCTGTTGTACACTAGACAACTCACAGGACATGATGCTCGCGATGCAATTGAACTTGCCCTAAGTGCAAGTACACAACGACAATGGAATGATTGGTATCGTCGTATCCTTATCAAAGATCTCCGATGCGGTGTCAGCGAAAAAACAATTAACAAAGTTAAAAAGAACGCTGTACCAGTGTTTGAATGCATGTTGGCGCATGATGGTGCCAACCACGAAAAGAAAATCACAGGTAAGAAACTCCTTGAGCCAAAACTTGATGGAGTTCGTGTTATTACGATTATTAATGCAGAAAACAAGACTGCATCAATGTACACACGCAATGGAAAGGAATTGGAAAATTTTAGTCACATCACTAAAGCAATTGAAGCCAATGTTGAATTGT